CTGAACTCGCTTCTGTTGTGTCTATATTTCTAGTGTAGTCGTAGTAGTATTTAGATTTCATCATTAAAGTATTTATCTATAATATCCTTGCATTGGTCAAAGCCTTTTGCACAAACAGCATAGTAGCCTCTATCTAGTGCGTTCTGAATGAATATCTTCTGCTCTTTGGAGGGATAACACTTCCTGTCTTTTTTTAGCTCTATAAACAATCCTTTGTAGGTTTTGTTTGGCTCGAATATAAGCAGGTCTGATACCCCTCTCAAATATCCTGTTCGCTTTGCTTTTAATCTTTGAGAGTAGTGTCTTTGAAACTGACCACCCATCGTTGCAGTGAATAGCGACTTTGGATATTGTAGCCTCAAATAATCTACGATAGCTATTTGTATTCTTTCTTCGCTGTGAAATTCCTTCTCTTTCAAGTGCTTCCTCTAATTGTTTTATTCTTAACTCATACTCATCAAACCTTTTGCGTATTGTTTCCATTTTGTTTTCAATATCACAAATGTCAGAGTTAGTATGGCTCTGTGCGAATATAAGATATAAAACTGAAAGAAGCAAGATTATAATAAATATAGTTTCCATAACTTACGATTTAATTACTTGGCTATCATCTACTATTGCATCACAGCCAATGCAGTAGCACTCTGAACTATCTAGGCAGTCTGATGTGTAAACCTTGCCATTACACCATTGACATTTACCAACGTTAGTAAGCAGGTTGTCATCCTCATAGTTATACTCATCTATCATATCCCACTCATAATTGTAAGGCTTGTGACCAACTATACTTCCATTTACGTAAGCGTACCCAAGTTCGTCATAGCTTTCTTTGTAAGATATTCTGTCTGTAAACTTACCCTTCTTCTTCTTTCTAGGCTTCCAATCAGACCAACTATCCCAAGATGGAGTTTCTGATTTGTGAGCATATAGATTGCAGCCTAGCAAATCTACAAGTGATGAAATCATATTGTAGCAGTTGATAGCATCTGCAATATCTACAACCTCTTTTTCTGAGTGTGGAGCATAGTAACCGCTAGACATATTAGCTACACATACACCCAACCCATTGAGCTTTAGTTGATAAACATCTGTCAATGCACCTGACGTTTCCATATATCCGTGCTTGTGTAGTGTGCTAGATATTTTAGTAGAGAAGTCCTCACCAAATAACTGAACACCATATATATTGTTTACAAAGTCTTTGTTGCCACGCTTGTCTGACTGAAAGCAGTAGCCTACATCTTTGAAGAAGTCCATATCGGCAGCAGAGCTACCAACACAGCCTATCTCCTCACTGTGAAAGAAAGCACACTTGATAGCATCTTTTTCTAGTAGGGATTGTAAACCAATCCACACGCCAACCTTGTCGTCACCACCGATGCCAACCTGCTGCTCCACATCGTTGCTGAAAGCAAACAGAACACCATCTCTGTCGTACACACCGAAGTCCTGATACATATCGTGTACTGTATCTGTGTGAGAAACAATACAAGGGTAGTAGTCTGCAACACCTTTGGTGACATACACATTGTTGTCCTTGACTACAACTGTAGCCTGAGGAACATATTTTTTTACGAAGTCTTGAATGTAGGCAATCATTTTTTCTTCCTTGCCTGAAGAAGTTTGAACTGATAATGTTTCAATAAGTAATGTTTTGTAATTCATATATTGGGGTTTTAATTGTTAATACTTGTACAAAGATACGAAATAATTTTGTAACTACCAAACTTTTTTATGTTTTTGTTTTAATAGTTTTCATAGTAGTTTGCAAAACTTACACTTTCAGAATCTCTTACAGGTCTTGTGTTTGCTTGTTCTTTAGACACCATTCTTCCAAACATAAGTTGAAAGCTTACGTCTGTGTTAATTATTTTAGGAACAACAACGTAAGATATTCCATCTTTATCGTCTTTACATATGTTCTGAACGTTTTTATATTTTCCCATTATTTTAATCTTTTTGCTTTGTTAATAGTTGAGTTAATCATTTTTTGACCTTGTTGATGCTTTTGAAAGTCTGTTACTAATTTTTGCTGTCTTTGTAGTTGCGACTTTGTTTTATGTTCTTTGAGCCATATGTTCCAATTACGAACATTCACAAAGCCTCCGTGTTCTGAGTTTCTTATTCCCTGCTCAAAAGCAAAGGCAACCTCATCCATTTCCATAGAACCATAAAACCTAGAGAGGTCATCTACAAGAAACTTAGCCATCATTACAACCTGCTGTGTATCAGGCCTTTGACCTAGCATCATATAACACTTACTCAACAAGTCAACGCAATCAACATTGAGCTGCTCAAGGTCGTTGCTGAACCTATACCATATTTGTCTGCTCTTATCCATTGTTAATCATTTGTCTAGCCTCTTGCCAAGTGTCTAGTGATTGTTGTACTTTGCCTTTAGTCTGTGTTGCTGTCGTATTCTTTTCCCAAGTCCTAACGGCAGCCTTCCAATCTTTCATGGGGTTTTTGCCTACCTTCCAACCATTAGACGAATAATAGTCGTAAAACTTCTGTGCATCAACAGAGTTGTTTCTTTCTACACAGTATTCTGCAATATCAACAACTTTTGGTTTTGCAAACCTTTTAGCTTTAGACTTTTCTTTAACTATAACTATATCTTTATCTTGTACGGTATTAGGTAGGGTTTGTGAACCCTTTACATACCCCTCAAGATTATATCTTTCTAATAGTTGTATTACAGATTTATGAACATTAGAGTTTGGGTTTAACTCACCGTACTGAAAGTCAATAAAGTCAGGTATGAACCACTTATCTCCATTATCAAACGATATTACTTTTTCGCCAAATGATGATGGGAGGTGGTTGTGTGATAGGTCAAAGCCTACACGGATTGAAGCCACTTCTAAATCCACCTCCCATATACCTGCGTGATTGCAGTCATCTAATATGTAGAACCAAAGTAGCTTATGTTGTGGTGATAATTCTCTGACAAATCTTTTCTTCCATTTGTCTGTGTCTGTCATTCTTTTTGCCATAATATATAATTTTGGGGTTAATAATTTGCAAATGTATAAATAATTATTTTTAATACAAAATCTTTTGCAGGTTTTTTCGTTCAACTACAACTATCATTTCTTGATCGTGTACTGAACCCTTACGCGGTTTCCTTCCACCTTTTTTAAAAGTTCCTGTTAGGCTGTCTATTCTGTCAAATAATATGCCGTCATCAAACGCCCAACATATAACGACAGGCTTACCATATCTTATCTGTTCTTCCTGACAATCAACAATTTTCTTCATTGACACTATGCAGTTGTCGTAGCTGTCAATGTTTTGATTAGGACAACCCTTTACCTCAAGGCCACATATCCTGTCAAGGTTTTTATTTTTAATCTCATAATCAACAGAACTAAAATCTCCTTGACTAAAGTAGCAGTAGGCGTATTTATCGCAGAAATATTTTGCAGCTAATTCCTGCCTTTCAAAGTCTTTTGGGGTTTCAAATTTCATAGTTTTTTTTTATGATTAAGAGATGAGGGTGTTACCCCTCAATCTCACAATCAAACATTCTAATAAGCTCCCTTAAGTTAAAAGGGTAAGCCATCGTCTTCAGCAACAGTTTGTTTAGGTTCAGGCTTTGTCGTAGTGCCTACTTTTACCGACCAAGCTAAAATGTTGTTGTAATAGTTTCCTTCATACAACCTACCTCTAATATCTATCTTACAGGTAACTTCTGTTCCAACAGGAATCGTATCTATCTTCTCAATGTTATCTTTTACGACTTCCATTTTAATAACCTGTGGATATTCTCCGCGAGTGTTTACTACAAACTCCTTCTTTCTAAAGCCACTTGAAAATTCTTTTGTTTCAAACTTAGCTTCTAATATTCCATTAATCTCCATAATTAAAATTGTTTTTGTTGTTTATTATTTTAAGTTCATTTTTAATTTCATTCATTCTATCTTCGATAATAATTTTTTCTCTATTAAGGCAGTCAAACTCGTCTTGAATGTTTAGGAAGGTCTTTTCCTCAAACACCAAATCTCTTATGCTTATGTACCTTCTCATTTCAACTTTATCAAATTCAAGATAGCCTAAAAGTTTTCTTTCGTGATGAATCACAGTTGCGTGATTAGCGCCAAACATATTTGCTATGCTAGTGTATGTTTTATTAAAATGCTTTCTAGCAAAGAAGTAAAACATTCTTCTAGCACCAACTACCTCCATCTTCCTTGACTTACTGTGTAGTTCAGAAGGCGTTATGTTGTAGTGCTTACAAACAGCAGACTTAAGAAGCTCCATTCTAAAGCTCATTACTCTCCACGTTTATTGTGTTCAGCAACTCTTCTTCAGTAATGTTAGAGTTTTTTGCTAACAATGATAAGTGCTTTAACCTTAACATTGTAGGGTTTTCTAAATACTTATCTATTGTAGTGCCACTAACTCCTGTTATCTGACCAAACTTTCTTTTTGATATTCCTTCAACTCTCATAAGAGCCTCAAAATTATTTCTTGCTTTTTTCATTTTTTATATTTTTAACTATTACTAATTCTGTTCCAAATTCTAATCTATAAGTTTCTGCTATTCTTTCATCACTTTCCAACATATATAGTTCAACAAACTTTTTTTGTATTTCAGTTTCTTTACCCATATCTTTTAATTGTTTTCTTGTGATTGCTACAATAGCACCCTCTTTAGTTAGTGCGTGTTTTCTAATCGCCATATTTAAACATTTTATTAAACTGTTCTCTTGGGTCTTTTGATATGTAGTCTTCCTTTAATTTACCTATTAGGTCGTAAGCCTCTTGATAAGTTAAGTGTAAAAGACTATCATCTATATCCTTTACTACTTGAGGTTCGTAAGGGACACCTGCTAGTAAGCCTTCTATAATAGCTATCTGACTATTAGTTATAGGCTCACTTGCAAGTATATCGTCTATCCAATCAAGATTATTCATTTATCATTTCGTCTTGTCCATACAAGCCTTGCTCATAAAAACCTGTAAGCATTAGAACAGCTCTTGATTTTGCACGTTTCTCTGCCATAGCAACAGGGAACTTACCTGCAAGACCCATAGTGTTGTCTGAGCTACTCTCTCCAAAGGTTTCTGTTTTGGTTTGTCCAATCTCTTTTCCCTTAGTCATAAAGGCAGTGCATCGCATTACCACCCAATCTCTTTCCATCACTATTGGCTCATACTCCAACTGTATTCCACGATTGCTCACAATCTTATCTATACCTGTTCTTGTGATAATAACAAATCCACGCTTGTCTTTATACACATCTTCTTGAACTAGACCGTTTTCTGTAAACAATCTTCTTAACGTTTCTTTTTTAGTTTCTGTTTTAATTTCTGACATAATAATTATTTTAAAAGGTTTTTCATTTGTGATTGTAATATTGCTAATGATTTGATTGCATAGTCATATGCAAACGCTTTTCCACGACAGAACTCTGCCTGTGTGTTATCGCCCTCTGAAATCATATCTGCTTCTTTTAGGTAGGAGTCTTTTATTAGACCACAAATTTCTTCTATTTGTCTGTCTATCATAAAGTTTACATCTCCTAATTTGACTTTTTGAACTTTAATTTCTTCCATATAATCAGGGTTTAAATGTTAATAACTGATGCAAATATACAACAATTATTTATAACACCAAATAAAAATGTAGAAAAAAGTAAAAAAACTTTTAAATACTAGAGTGTATTCTTGTGAATTATTTTTGAGCCTAAGTCCATTGGAATAAACAATGCGGTCTTTCCACCGTCAAGAACTATACCACAACCAAGAGTAGGTTTTTTAGGAAAGTTTTTACCATAGCTAAAAGCCATAGCATCTACATCAATACCACAGCCTACATTCATTCCAAAGATTAAATCATTACGAGATGCCATATAGTTTACTCCACCAAAAGAATGACAATGACCTATGACTGTAGATTGTCTATTAGCTGTTGCTCTGTTGACTGCTGCTCTTGCTCCTGACGATCCTGTTCCGTGTTCATAGATAACATTGTCTATTTCCCAATTAAGCTCCCAACTCCAACCCTTTGGTGCTTTCCATATTTCTTCATAAGACTTTAAAAACCTTTTTGGAATACCTGCTGTTGTTGCCTGTCTGAATGGTAGTGCAGAATGATTTCCTACACAAACCTTAACATCAGGAAATGTAGAGTACCACATCTCCATAGCTCTTTGAGCCTGTTCTGCCTCACTTTCTGCATTAGGCATATCTGTAAGCTTTTCGTGATAAGATAATGCAGCGTTATCTACCTCATCTCCAATGTGTACTATTTCTGAAACACCAAATCTATCAAACACCTCATAACAAAAGTTTCTGTAATCAGGGTGGCAGAAAGGCTCGTGTGTATCTCCTATGATACCCACGCCATTGTTACCACGATGTTGCTGTATTAGTTCATATTCTTTTTGAGTCAGTCTTGGTCTATACAGTTTCATAATGTTGCAATTTAATAAAAAAACTCAACAAAAAAAAATAGGGAACAATAAATGAACCCTATTTCCACATTTTCCCCAAAATGATTACAATTACGTCAATTAAGAAACATAAGTGAACTACAAATGTAAGTAAAGAAACCCTTACCTACCAAACTATTTTTTAACTTTTTCATATGAACGACCACCAAAATATGCTCCAAAAGCAGTAATCGCTAGTAGCTGCCATAGGTCAATCCAAGAACCCTTAATATCCATATCTACATAACCAAAGTCAATTAAAGTAAATACAGTAAGAACAAGCAATAAAAAAGCTAAAGACAATGGCCTGATAGATTTGGTAAGCCAATTTCCGTTCATATCAGCCTCCCAACGTTTAGTAACCTCAATCTGTATGCTTTTTTCAAACTCGTGTATGGCTTTGTTTATCTCGTTCTTTACAAGCTCTTTTTCTTCTGCAGACGTATGTATCTTGTCAATAGCATTTCCAACACTATCAACTAAATCTTTTGCACCACTACTAAATATTTTTCTTAATATACTCATATCTTTATTTTTATCCTTATCTTTATTATATAGGGTATAAACAACCCTATTTGAACCCTTTAGCAAGGGTTAAATATCCATAAAATCATTTATGTGCTTATACTCTATAAAAACTTCTTCTTTTTTCTGCAGAGCCTCGCAAATGGGTTTGTAAATTCTTTTGTATGCCTGTGTAGACTTACCTATAAAACCACCTGTAATTAACGAGTTGTTTTCTTGACTATCACCAACGAGTAAACAGCCTGAAGTATGCTCATCAGTATTTCCACAATGTATAAGAATATACTCAAAGTTAGGAACATTAGTGATATGAAGCATACCATCGTGTATATCAGGAAATCTTTTGCTATACTTATTATGAAATCCACCCTCTCTCCTTAATTTTATTTCATACCTTCCGTAAGGTATCATTGTTTCGTGTTTTACTTTGACAACCCTTTCTTCATCTTCTAGCGTGTAGCAAAGAAAGTCGTAACCTATCGAAGTCTTTTGCAACAACATTCCGTTGGTGCTATCATGAGATGTGTTGTAGCGTAATACTACTAGCTCCATTATTTTTCACAATATTTACAAGAGCCTAAACAAACTTTTTTAAAAGTCAAATAATATACTATTTTACAAACTAAATCTTTCATTTTTTTTGTTTTATAAATTCTAAAATTATATCTATTTTTTTCTTCATTTCCTCAATGTTTTCTGCTGCTCTTTCGTGATGACGTGAAAATTGGTTTTTCACCTCATAAAGAGAAAAAACTAGGAAACGATATAGAGCATATAACGCACCTAGTAATAAAACCAAAGGCAAACCATATCCTTCTATCAACTGTAATACCTGCTCCATTATCTCTTATGTTTACAAGTGTTAATTTTAGCTAACTCTTTTTCTAAATCGTGTATCTTATCTTCACACTCGTTTATTATCTTAATCTTTTTTTCTAACCTATTCTCCAATACAATAATATCTTCATCAAGTTGAGCTATTTGACTATAAGCTATTCCCATTGTAAATATAATACCAATTATCCAAATAATATTTCCAACCGATAATGTTAAGTCTTTTTGTATCATTTTCCTTGAGAGTTGTAAGGTTTTTTATATTGAGCAGTTCCTTTGGTTCTGCTTTTATTCTTTGAATGTATTCCCTTTCTCTTTACTTTGGATTTCTTTCTGTATGTAAACGATATTCCTTTAGCCATTTCTAGTAAAAAAATAAGCAACCAAAGAACCAACAACGATAGTCCACAAACCCCATAAAGCCTTTTGCATATTCAATCTAGCAGAAGTGTTTTTATTCACTCTAGCAACAACACCTTTATCAGGGTCAAGAAGCTGCTTAGTAAGCATATCTAACTTCTTATCCATATTATCTAGCTTATCCTCCATAGAGTCCATTCTTTGTTTCATAAGTGCTATCTCTTGTGCTGCTGTTGATCTTGCCATTTTTATATTCCGTTTCTATCGCTTATGTTATTTTCTGCATTACTTAAATCTGTTGAGTTAATCTCTCTATCCCAAACAGCAATTTCATTTATTGCACCGTTAAATTCTGTGGTTGTAATATCTCCACTACCAATTTGAGTTATATCAAAAAGGTCTGTTACATCTGTTACAACAGCACCCACTTCTGACTTATTTATTCTTACCTTAAATCTTCCACCTGCCTCTCTAACACAGGTAAGTAGGAATTGTGAGGTAGGGAATGTTGTTCCCATAGGATTTATGTCAGACTGAACTCCATTAGCTTTTAATGCTATTCTGTTATTAGCTGCACCCCTATACATTTTTATTTGGTCATTACCACCTTTTCCTAAAGGAGCTTCATTACTCAAGGTTGCTGTTTCAGCAGGATCTATAGCCATAATTATTGTAAAAGCACCTAAATTTATTTGAGAACCTAAAGTTAATGTATTATGACCCTCAAAATCAACTGTTAATGCACCACTATATCTAGGTTTTTTTGCATTGTCTGATTGAGTTGCATCATTATTGTTGCCACTAATATCCTCCCACTTTGAAACACCATCAGTATCGTGAGTTATAAAAGACTGCCTTCTAAACCAAAGTTGAAGTCCTGTGATGTCTGTGCATTGAAAAACGCCTGATGCGTTTGCTTTTAATGATAATCTATAACTAAGTCCTAACATATTATCCTGTATATACTACTTCTAATGTAGCGTTAAACCTTGCTGTTGTTGCTGCTGCAGCACCTGCAGATATAGTAATTATAATGACATCTCCTGCTGAGAATGTAGAAGAAGAACTCAAAGAGCCTACTTCAAAAACATCAACATTAGCTGATCCACCACCAACCTCAGAAGCAGTATCGCCTAATTGAGTTAGTGCAAATCCTGTTGAACTAGCATCTGTAGGCGTTCCTTTGTAAACCTTAAAGTTAACAGTTCTACTACTTGTTGCTGCTACAAGACCAACAAACCCACTTACATAACCTGCTCTAGTGCAGTATAACTGAGCTTGTGCAACAGCATCTTGTGCATCAGAAGTAGGATTGGTAACTGCTGTGTCCCAAAGGTGCGTTGCGTTTGCAGCATAAGTTGGTGCATACTCATTAGTGTCAGATTTACTAAAAAATCCTGTAACTCTAAATTGCTGACTTCTTCTAAGATTGTCGTCTGCCCAAGTTAAATTATTATTACCGTCTTTTGTTAAGACAGTATTTGCAGAAGCTGTGCTAAAGTCCTTTGGAACGTGAAGCTGACTGTTATCTAAACCACTATGTTCGTTACTTGCCATATTATGCTGAAGCTATAAATATTTCTACATCTACATCATTTGATGCAGGATTTATTTGAATACTAGCTATGTCAGCCATTGTTCCAAAGCTAGGAGTTGTATCTGCTTCTGAAAGCATTAAGTCGTCAGGAGAGCCTAACATATGAGATTCTCCTGCTGCCAACCTAACCTGATAAAGAGTGGCAGCACCAACAACAGCCAACTCAATAGAGTTTGTGTCATCAAGATTTGTAACTCTAATATACTTTGCATCTTCTACATCAATAGCATTATCTGATGCAAAGGCGTTTCCGTTAAATGTAGCAATAGTAGTAGTTTGACTGTTTACACACTTTACTATTCTTTTAAAAACCTCATTTATATCTGAAATAGTTAGTGTTTTTGTTCCGCCATACTGAGTTCCACTCAATGTCAACGCTTCTGAAATAGAAACTTCTAGTGTTGCATTTGTTACTGTACTTGCCATATTATTATCTGTTATATCCTATTACTACTCCACTTGTAAGTGTTATTGCTGTAATATTAAGCATTAACAATGTTCCTGCAGGAAGTGTTGTTTGTAAACCTGCTGCATTTGTAACCTCACTATCGCAAGTTATTGAAGAAACAACAGTTTCAGTAACGCAATAAATGCAGTAAAAGTCTTTGCTTGTATGAGCAGCAGTATCACTAATAACCTGAATGGTTTGACACTCACCCAACATTCTCATTAAAGCAATATTGTCATCTAAAAATTCGTAAGCCATTTTATTTATTTTTTTTAATTAATTTTATTTCAGTTATCAATTCTTCTTGAAGAATATTTAAGAAGTTTACTAATTCTTCTTCATTTACATTGTAGCCGCCACCACCGTGTTCTTTGCCACACATCCAAGAGCCATCAGGCATTTGATGTTCGTAGCCATCAGGACAGTTAGGATTTTTCCTTGCGTTTTCCGTATCTTTCATTTTATCCTTTACAGGGTGATTCTTTGGAAGTAAATCCGTGTCGTGAATACCACCCTGAAACCTTCCCTTACGCATAACAAACATAAAAGAATTTACACGAGCATACGCCCACTGCTCCTCAGATTTTACATTCGGCCTAACCGACTCTCGATTTGTGCGATAAGCACCGATACCCCTGTCAAATACTTTTTCTAGCTTAGCATAAGTAACTCTTGGATTCCAATCAACCTTAAGGTCTTTTACTTCTTCATTGTGTTCCTCAACTTTAGCTTCTAAGCCTTTCTTAACTGTTGGACTTACATTCATAGGCTCATTAGTTTTTTTAGCATCATACATAAACTTGATTACTATTGGATCACCCATTTCATCAGTTGTCATTTCAAGCTCACCTTTTTCGTGTAGCTCTCTCATCATGTCTTGATCAAACTCTATGTGTAAGTCGTGATCTATATTATTTTTCATATTATCTTTTCTTCCCTCTAACTTTTTAGTTAATTCAAGTATAACATCTTTCATACCTCTTTCTCCAAGATTTCCAATAACACCCCATTTAATTTGCGCAACAACACCTGCCACGTTACTAAGATTTGGCTCTGTATCTCCTTTAAATTTTTGACCATCTCTAAAATGTCTTTTCGCCCAACTTTCCCTTTCTTTTATCCAAGCTCTTATAGCTTCAGTATCTTCTCCATTTCTTGCTCTACCCCAAAGCATAAAAGCTTCGTTACCTCTAATGTTGCCTCCTGCCTTCCATATTTTAGGCTGTTGCTCTTTTAGATTTTTAGCAAACTCATAACTGAACTGCTTTTCCTCGCTGTTACGCAAAGAAATCTTTTTATCATCTCCTTTCTTTGGAAAATTTGTTGCCATTAGTAAAATATTATTCCGTTCATTTTTTTAGCCATATCGCCATCTAAATCAGGCATAGACATATCTCCATCTTGACCAAACAAAGGATATTGATTGTTTTGGTCATCGTGCATTATGTAAGCCATCATATCATCACTCAAAACCTGAGCCTTTCTAAACGTATCAGATTTCATTTGATTAAACTGCTCTGCACTAGCAGCACTACTAAACTCAGAGCTGTTTATAACAAGACCTGCTGAGGTTGTGTTAAACTGTATCTCATTCATAACCTCAAACCTAACATACCAAGCTAGTGCAGCCTTAAGGTAGTCGTTTATAAGCGTGGCGTTAGGAGTAGTTAGTGTACTGTTATGGTTTTGAGTTTTCAACTCCTCGTACATATCCAAACCCAACATAGGCTTAATGTGTGCAAGTTCTGCAATAGTAATAATCTCATCACTTATCAAAGCTAAATCAGTAGCTTGGTTTGTGAATGATTTTGTTACAACCTCTGAAGCTGTTATTAGATTATTGTATTGTCTTACGTTTGCCATTATAAATTTTTGTTTTGTCGTTCTACCCTAATTGTTTGTCTATCAGAAATTAAAAGCTCTCCATCTGCAATATCAGGAAGGTCTTTGTTAAGCATAGCTCTTTGCTCGTTAATTGTAAGAACCTGCTTGGGGTCTATATCAGAAAGGAATGAAATAGGTGGCTCGTAAGCAACCGTTAAGTCTTCAGTATCTATTCCCATCTCATTTGATATAACTCTCTTTATGGGGTCTAAAAGTATGTTTGTTGTATCTCTAATTACTGTACTCATAGCAAGGTCGTAAGCTATTCTAATCTCACTACCTGTGTTATTCATCTTACCTGATGAAATTATACCACTCAAAGCAGGTTGCCATCTGTGAGCAGTTATAATGTTTTGGTCGGTGAGCTTCTGTAAATCTAAAAAATCACCATCTTCTTTGTTGTTAATGATTTGAACGTCAGTACCTCTACTGTCATCTCCATTCTTTACAAGGAATAATATTTTTGAATTGTTTCCACTTCCTGTTAGTGTGTCTTTAGCAGCCTCTACAAATTTCTCTGCTTCTGCCTCTCCAAAATCGCCATTAACAGTAACAATAGCAGAAGGACTAAATCCATTTTTAAAGTTTGTGTGGTTAAACTTTCCTATTTCATAATCTATTGCAATATGCTCCAAAGCAGCTACATAATCAGGCAAACCATAAAAGCTAAACGTACTTTCATAGTCCTTGTAATGTATTATAAATCTACTGTTAGATACATTAGGATATATTGGTATTCTTTGAGTTTTATCTTTATTCTTTCTATAATCAGTCCAATCAGGGTGAAAGTAAACGTGCTTTTTGTTTTTGCCTAATCTCGCAGTCGAAGCGTCTTTATGATAAAAGTTAACACCACCATCATATATAACTCCCTCAAGATAAGCGTTTCCATAAGTAAAATAATCATCAGCTAATTTCTTAAAGCAGTCTTTTAAACTCTCTCCGTTTGCATTTACGTCAGATATAAAATCTACAAGCTCTTTATTATCAGACAAAAAACCTCCACCTGTTGTGAAAGTTGTTTTCTGTGCTAATACAGAACGATGTGTTGAAGATTGTCTTTTTAGCTCTGCTAAATATTGTGGGAAAAGATTGTCTGCACCAAATGGAATCCAATCATCTCTTAATCTATCCAAGTCTTTTACCTCTGTATTTACTTCAGGCGTAGATAGGTTTACAAAAGCATACTTAGTATTAAAGTTGCTAGTTATCTGAGATTTCTGAATCTTTGACCTTTTTTGCTTTTGACTTGGTTTTCTTTGGTTTTGCATCTTCTTCAAATTCTATGTTTTTCGTGTGTCCAAGCTCATAGGCTTTCTTAAGTTCTTCCTGTGTAGCTTCCGCCCACATAAACCCTTTCATATTACTGAAACGAGCTTCGCCTTTTTTAATCTTTGCTTTATACATATTGCGAATATAATAAAAAAGAAGGAAAGGGGAAACTCCCCAATCCATTCTTTTTAAGTTAATTATGCTATTGAGTATGAACCGTCAGAAGCATCAATAGTTACAGCAGGAGTAAGTAAGTATGGTAACTCACCTGAAGTAGCTGTAAATGTTAATGTTACTCCGTTCTCATCTCCCAAAGCAGCACCTGTTGCAGCTTCAACACCTGATAGTCTAGCATACATTTGGTCGTTTGCAATATCTCCTGTAAGAGAGTATTTGTTTGAAAGACCAACAACATAAGTTACATCATTGAAGTCAGTAGCAAAAACAACTAAGTTTTCATTACTTAAAACATCAATAGCAGACATATGTGCATCAGACATATTTGGTATATAAGCAGAGATAGTGTGTTCAAATAAAATTGTTCCACCCTCTTTTGTTCCTGTGCTAGTTAGTGAGCCTGTACCTTGCTTAAGTTCAAATAACTTAACATTTGATTCCGTTATAGTAGATATTGTGTGATTTGCAGCAGAGTCAAAAGCTACTGAAGTAATATCAGAAAACAAGCAAACACCTAAGTGCTTAAGACCACCTCTCCTTTCTAAGTCGGAGTGAACAACGCTAATTTTTTCTATTGCCATTTTATTATTTTTTTAAAAGTTAAAATATAAGGGGGAGTATTTCATCCCCCTAAATTATTATGCCATGTTATCAGGCGTATAGTAAGCAGCTAATTTAGCATCTTTCAAAGCTACACCTATAGAGTAAGCTACTCTAAAACGATACTCTTTGTTATCGTTAGAATACCACTGCTCTACAGAGTTTTCGTTGAAGTCAGTTGCAACAACAAAAGCATCTTTAGTAGTTAACATAGCTCTGTGAGTTTCAGCAGCGTTAGTAGCACCGTTAATGTTTGCAACATTAGAAGCGATAGCCACATCCCAATCTCTACGAACGATTAGAGGAATACCTCTATAAGTAAGCTGAGGAACACCATTAACCATAGCTCCGTAACCTGCAGCAGCAAAATTAGAAGATTCTAAAGTTGTAGCCATATAGTCATCAGCGATGTCACCTGATACAAAGTATGCGTGATTTCCTGCTTCTAATAATTCAGGAGAAGCAGCATCATACAATCCCTTCAAAATATCTAAACCACGACCTGCAACTAAAGCTGCATCAGATGGTTGCTCAGTAGCTAAATCTGAACGGTTAATTTTGTTTGCAGTTACATTGAAAGCTGCATCAAATAAACCATCATATTGGTCAAAACCACCTGTACCACCTGCAGCGCTAGATAACCACAACTGCTTGTTGAAGTCAGACTTAACGCCTTGTCCGATAAGGTCTAATAAAATATTTTTTACAACAGTTCCATCAACATTATCAAATTCGTGACCTGCTCTCATAAGCTGACCTTTGATTTTGTTGTATAAAGAGTTACCTGCAAACGCAACCTCTGCTTCTCTACGAACAGGAGTTATTGTTACAGTATCACCTATTTCACCTGCTGCTCCTGAGAAAGTCCCAAGAGGAGCAAGAGCTCCTGTAATTCCACCTAATTGCTTGAACTTATCTATAACGATAGTTCCTGCTACATTAGGCATTACATCCATATAAGACATATAGTCTTGCCCCATAAATAGAGGCTCAATAATTGATTTACTTACATCATATTTATTTACTGTAGGTAAATTTGCACTTGTTAAAGTCGCCATAATTTTCTAATTTTTATTTAATTATTATTTTAATAATGATTTAGCGAAAGAATCCCACTCATTTACCACAACATCACTTTCGTTGATTGCAGGGTCTGTGTCAGCCTCTACGCTTGTTTCAGTAGCTTCTAATTTTGCTAATTTAGCTTCCATCTCAGAAATCTTGTTAGTTAAGTCAGTGATTGTACTTTCTTTTTCCCCAACAAGATTAGCCAATTCTTCTTTTTCTTCTCTTAAAGATACAGCATTTTCTTCAAGCTCCTCGAACTTGTTTACCACAGCTTCATTGTCAGAAAGAATAACAGAAACTTCTTCAACAGGAGATGAAACTTCCTCTCCCTTAACAGCGTTTAAGATTTCTTCTTTAACACTATTGAACCAAGTTTTTAATTCTTCGGTCATCTTCGTTTTATTATTAGTTAAACTTAATTTATCATTTACCTCTTTTTCGTTTACATTTGTAAATTTAGAAAGGTCAAATGTTGCTGCTATCTTCATTGGCTCTGTTATATTGTTTACAAATCCAAGTTCTATAGCCTCCTGACTTGATAGCCAAGTTTCTTTATCCATCATATCAGAAAGCTCATCATATGATAAGTCTGTCTTTCTTTGATATATCTCGATAATTTCATCTTTTATCTTGTCAAGTAAATCAGCAGTCTTGCGCATATCAACTGCCTCACCTGCTGATTGTCCAAATGGGTTGTGTATCATAAAGAATCCGTTTTCTGACATTTCAATATTATCTCCTGCCATCGCAATAACAGTAGAAATTGATGCAGCTAAACCTTCAATCTTAATTGTTACATAACCTCTATGAGAACGTAAAGCGTTGTAAATAGCAAGACCATCAAAAACACTACCACCAACAGAGTTGATTCTCAGTGTAATGTCGTTATCACTTACATTCTTTACTTCTTCTATAAAGTTTTTAGCAGAAGTTCCAAAGTCCCCTATCTCATCATAGATAGATATTTCAACAGGACTACCATCTGCTCTATTTTCTATTGAGTACCATTTATTCATAAGCACAAATATATTACTACTTATTTATCTATATACGAAAAACTTTACAATATTTATATTATATTGTTTTCTCTTTTGCTTTTCTTGCTTTCTTTATAAACTACATTTTGACAAGTTCTGTCTGAAACATCGTACTTTATGGATAAGTCCATAAATGTATGTGTGCTATGACCGTTGTTGTCTTTTAGTATTTTATGAAAGTCAGATATAATCATATAGTTTCTTAATCTTTTAGGCTCAATAAGACCTTTTTCAATTAAGTGAAAAACAACATTTTTTATACCTGCATCTTCAGAATACCTAGTCCTGATTTCTTTATACATCAAGTCTAAAAACTCATCAATCACTTCTTTCTTATTTTGTCTTATAGCCATAGTTTAAATATACTAAAAAGTAGCCTGACTTTCAATAGCAGATACTTTGCCTTGTGTTTTTGTTACATCACTCTCTACCATCACAACTCTTTGAGATATTTGTGCTTGAGAAACAATACTTTGAATGTCAGGTAGCTGACCACCTCTAGCAAACTTCTCTCCACTATTCAAAATACCACCATCAGCAAACTTAACACCATTACCGTTATATGAGTTTATTGCAGAAAGAACAGGTTTAAACATAGATGTAGAACGCTTGTTTATGATAGCCTCTCCACCTTCTGCCTCCATTATTCTGCCACCTACTGCAAACTTCACACCACCATTAGCGTGTGAGTTTCCTCTAAACATTCCACCTTTAGTAAGACCACCTTTAGCAAATTGACCACCCTCTGTTACAGTCCTAGAATCTCCACCACCAAAACCACCAATACCAAACAGCGATAAGGCAGAAACTACTGCTGAAAGTGTTGCTGCAATAGCTGCTATGTTCATTGGAAAAAGTTGTTTTGACTGTTTAGCGACACCTGCAGCTCCATCTGTCAACGCTTCCTTTGCATTTGCTAAAGCTTTTATCTTTGAAGAAGCAGCTTCTATATTGTTTGCTAATGCAGCAGCTTGAGATAACTTGATTCCGATTTTAGTCAGTATGTGATTCTCTCCCATAATATCACCAAGACTTTTCATTTCTGAACCTAAATTACTAACCTCGCTAACAGTTTCTTGAAACCTTTGTCTTTGAATAAGACCTAGCTCTCTTTCGGTATCTTTTATTTTAACATATATAGCCTCATAGTCTGTAGCGTATTGATCGTGCAAATCAAGTTTTTTCCTTAAAAACTCAAGCTCTGCCTGAAGCTGCAGACCTTTCATAATTGTATCAGAAGTCCCTGCATCTGCAAGTTTTTGTAACTCTATATCATCTAGAGCTTTTCTTTCTTCCAACATCTTGATTTGGTCTTGAAAATCAGCCTCCCTAAGTTTAGCCTTTACCTGTGCTAATTTTATTTCTGTTTGCTCAGTATCTTTGCTGTGATCTTTTTGCAGTTCAAACAACTTCTCTAAGTAGTCTTGTTCTTCACTCAACATCAATTCATTTCTTTCATCAGCAAAGAGCTTGTCATTTTTAAGAATCTTAATTTTGGCTTGTTGAAACTCTTTTAAAAATCGTTCTGAAGTAATAACAAATCCATCAGGCTTTCCCTTGTCATCTTTTTTATCATCACCAAAGATTACAGTAGCAGGGTCAATACCTGTTTCTTCTTGTATGTGACTTCTAAGCTCTGCAATCTCCTCATCATAAACCTCTTGAGTATCGTGAAAGAATTTTTTTATAGTTCCTACAGTTAAGCTGTTATCACTCATAAAGTCTTCTAGAAAATCTTTCATTTCATTTCTAGCTTCTGCAGAGTTATTTCCAAATGTATCTGCAATGTCATCAATCGACTGTTTGAAACCTGCAGATCCTCTGCTCCCTAGCTCATCTAACATTATTTGTAAATTTGCTAAAGCTTCAGCTTCACTTGAAAACGCTTTACCACCAAACTCTCCTTCGGCAAAGTCTTTCTTTAATTTTTCTATAGCTAAACTTGATTTTAGCATACCCTTAGATAGCTCCTCAAAAACTTGAACTGCTTGTCTTTGCCTCATTGTTTCTATAAGGGTTTGAGTAGCTTTTGTAATATCATCTATACTTGACTTTTCAGTTAAAAGATGGTCAGTATATTTTTTCATATCTCTGTTCAACTTAACTATAAGAACAGACTCCTCTCTTTTTAATAAATTGTATTTTTTATTATTAAATGCAGAATCATTTATTATGTTACCCTCATCGTCAGTGAGTTTATTCAGCTCTTTCTTAATTTCAATCAGTCTTTCTGAATTTTTAGCTTGTCCCCTATAGGCAACGCTACCCTCTTCAAGTTTATCATTAAAGTTTTTTATGTTGTCTGCAGCTAAATTTATGTCGCTATTGAAGAAGGCTAGTCTTGATAATATAGTACCTAAACCAACAACAAGTAAACCAATACCTGTAGAAGCTGCAGCACTTTTAATTGCTGCTGTAAAACCTACTACAGCTTTAGTAGATCCCAACAACGCCAACCTACTTCTTACGGCAAACAATCTTTTTAAAACTAAAGCCTTGTTAAATATAGCAGTACCTAATGCAGCAGCTTTTACACCAATAACATATAAACCAAATAATTTTGCTAGATTTTTTATTGTTTTACCTATTTTTGAAATTCTACTAATACTTTGCTCACTTGCAAGTGTATTAAAGGCTTTAGCAAAAGAATCAAAAATCTTTTGTAGCCTATCTCCAAACAAATCAACTAAAGCAATCTTTAGTCCGTCTGTCGCTGACTTAAAACGAAGCAAAGCTCCCTCAAGACTGTCGCCTACTATTTCAGCCATAGCTTGTGCAGCTCCCTCTGAGTTTCTTAAGGCATTTGTTAGTATTTCTACACTTTCACCACTATCTAGTATTCTACCAAAAGCTGCTGCAGTTCTTCTATCAGTAATACCCAAAACATCTGCTAGGTCAATGTTTGCATCTTTCATTTCTTTTAGCTTGGGTATAAGCTCATCAACACTACTTACAGAACCACCTAATCTTTTTGATAAATCAGATGTGGGGTCAGCCAACCTTAAAAATATATTCCTTAAAGATGTACCTGCAATAGAAGCCTCAATACCTGCATCGGTCAAAGAAGCCAATAATGCAGTAGTGCCTTCAATTTCAAAACCTGCCATTTTAGCAATAGGAGCAACTTTGGTCATTGATGTTTGAAACTTCTCAATGTCTAAGGCTGAACTTGTAAAGGCAGTAGCCATAACATCTGCTACTCTTGTAGCTTCACTTGCATCAAGTCCAAAACCTCGTATAGCAGAACCTAATACTGTTGCAGTTCTTCCCAAGTCCTCTCCTGCTGCAGTTGCAGTTGCAAGTGCTGCTGCTTGTGCATCTAGTATCTCTATAGATGTAAAACCAAGCTTTGATAAGTTTGTTTGCAGTTGTGCCACCTGTGTCGCAGTAAAGAACGTTGTTCTACCCAACGCCTCTGCAGAATCTTTTAGTTTTTCAAACTCAAGGTCTGTAGCGCCACTAATAGCTCTAACTTTCTGCATTTGAAAATCAAAATCCTTAAATACGGTGACAGAATCTTTGATCTGTTGTGTCAATACACTAGTCACCTTTTTCAAGCCATCAACAGCAAGTTGAGCAATACCAAAAGCTTTAGCCATCTTCATAGTAAAACCACCTGCATTTTTGGTAGCCTTATTCATATGCTTTAATTCATTTTGAGCTCTCTTATATTCTGACCTTGCTGCTCTTAACTTAGCCTCGTTTTCAGCAAAAGATTGAGCAGTTTCCTTGTTGATGTTCTTAACATCTTTGTTTTCTTTTTTAAGCTCTCTAAGGTTTTTAGAATACAATTCAACATTTTGTCTTAACTGTATAAGCTCTTTATTACCTAATACAGAAACCTTAATAAGTGTATTTACGTTTTTTGCCATTATATTTGTTTTGTTATGCTATCTAATGTAATTTCTAATTCTACTGTCATTCCTTTCACAATCTTAGTGTGTATGCTATTTTTTCTTGAACCAAAAGGTCTACTAGCAAATCCCCTTCTAAATCCGTTTCTTGAGAATCTAAACGCACCCCTAGTTGGAGAGCCTTCGTCTTGTATTGCTTTCGCTATTGCAAATGCCAAAGCCTTGTCAGGATTTTTTGAGTTTGCTATTTTAGGATTGTTTGACTGAATACCTCTTTGTTTAACCCAATCTTCTATTGCATGTACACTAGGCAAAGATCTAGGTATAAAACCATCGTTTATCGCAGATGCGTAATCTACCTCGTCTGCTAATACAGTAAGGGTAATGTTGCCGCCAAACTCACTAATATTATATCCAATGCTATCCCTAAGTCTACCTGTATTAACGTGTCCCTGCCTTTCCAACTCTCCTCTTATTGCAGCAACCAAGTCTATACCGACTTCATTCAAGATTTCTCTCATTGTGGATTTACTAACTCTTGCCATTTACACAGATTTAGATTGTGATGCTAATTTAATAATTGATTCTTCTACTTTTGTTAGGTTTTTATCTAAAGCTCCATCATAAGCAGAAAAGTGCCATATCCCACCATTAAATGACAAATCTATATTTCCTGTTCTTCCAAGTTGGTCGAAAACAAAATCACTTGTAGGACAAGTTTGTGTTCCTATACTAACGCCATTTTCTCTTATTGTTAATTGATCTTTTGACCTTATAACAGTTATTAGTAATGGACTTGATGATGGAGAGTAATAAAATGTGCTTGAGTCAAACGTAACTGAGTTTGATGAATCAAAACTTAACTTGTAGCTTTTATCTCCAATATCTCCTGCTGAAAAAAACACATTGTTATCATCAGACTTACCTAAGAATCTCATATACTTATTTACAGGGTGTCCTATTATTTCAACATAAAGAAACATTGTAAAATCTCCTGAAAGTGTAGCAGCAGAGTTTAAAGACATAAAGCTGCTGTTGTATATGCTGAAGTAAATAGGAGATTGATTGGTAATACCTTTGCCATATTTTCCTAATGTTGGCATATTAGCAGATGTAGATTGAGAAAAAGAAAACGAATCATAGCTACTTATCCATCTTGAAACAGATCCGCCACTTGAAAAAACCTTATGGTTATAGTTAAATATACATACAGGATTTATATTTTTTGTTGTTTTTGTTGTTATCGTTCCTAACTGTGGAGTTGTTTTTGTAACTTCTTCTTCTTCGGTAAACACAGTTTGTGTTTTAGATGTTGCTTTTAGTGAGTTTTGTATTCCAACTCTGTAATTATTTGTTAGTTTTAGGTCAGAATAATTTGAGTATGAACCCCCATCATCATCGTAACCCTCTCCTGACTTGTACACAACCTTTACCAAAGCACCATCAACAGTACAATAAACGTACTTTGATAAACCATCTTCTCTTTGTTTTTTATATATTTTTGACATTATACATTTAATGATTCTGAAATGTTCATAACTAAATTAGAGCTAACATCTATTTTGCCTAAGTCAACATACTCAACAAGCTCAACCTTTGTGCTTTGCTCTAAGTGTGGCTTAAAGTCTATTATCTTGTTTATTCTGTAAAAGAATCCGTCTATAAAAATAAGCCTTGAAAAGTCAAGAATCGCCATATCTGTATTAGTTAAATTAAGATATATTGTTTTTATTCTAGGTCTTTGCTTTAATTGCTCAACCATCCTAGAGTAAAAAGACTGATATAAGCCAACGTGAGTTTGACTTCCTTGACCTGAAAAATCATAAGTAATATTATTAAAAGACAAGTTGGGGTCTAAGAATAATTCAACCCCATCATAAGTTCCTGCACTTAACTGCACAAAAGATCCAAAAGTGTCGTTGTTGTCTGCGCTGTTTTTAGCACTATCTAAATGAAAAAAGTTGGCTCTACAAAAATTACGTTCAAAAGCATTAGAGGCAATAGCTTCTCCATTATTGTTGTAGGAGTAACCTGTCGCTAGTCCTGACCTGCTGCTCAAATACTGATTATCGCCACTAAAAGCAGGTAGCGTTACTAATATTCTAGCTCCTATGTTAAATTCTTTTTCAGCTCTCTCTATGCTACGTTCAGAGTCTATAGCTGTAAACTTTGTGTGATAAATAGGTATAAAGGGTCGTCTTGTAAAGGCGTGACCTACATCTTGATCAATATAATCACCTTCATACCAATTAAAAGAAGGAGAAAAATATTTATTCTCAACCTTGTATGTTCCGTCTGTAAAAACCCCATCTGTATTTAACTCCCTGTAAGAACCCCATTGAGTTTGATTTTTTTTATTGAACCTATCTAAAAAAGCATCTCCTGAAGCGTCTTTATATTTTATTATTAACTCTGACTTTATATCGTTTATAAACTCATCTTCAATAGGCTTTGAATAGTCCACCTTAGACGTCCAATCCCTAGCTTCCGTGTGGTCTTGATAAAAATAGTCGTAAGGCTCAACCTTTACTACCTTTGATTTAGAATCAGTAGAAAACTGAAGGTTAAACATTTGAGATATTCCTGATACAAAATCAGACTGCTTTCCTTTTGGTATAAGGAATTGAACAGGAGAATAATCTTCACCTACACTAATAGTGTCGTTACCCATAACCTCAATAGTACCACTTTGATAGCCAAATTTAACGTGACCACCATTAAAAGCTGCGTAATCTGTAACTCTTACAGAAACTACAAATATAAATTTTCTACCAACCTCATTAGAAGAAGTTTCATATTCTCCGTTAAAGTTTTCAATAGAATCGTGGTTACCATCTTTTACTAATGATATACTTCCACTATCCCATCTTCTCCTTATATTTGTGTTTGTGTTGTTTTCGTTGTTACTATCTTCCACTGCCTGATAAAAAGAGTTTATATTTTGGTCAAGGTCATCGTCAACCTCCCAAAGCTCTCCTCTTATTTTGTATTTTACTTTTTCATTAAAAATACTACTTATTGAGCTACTATTTCTAAAATGACGAAAGTCTATGTTAAACTTTATAGTATGAGTTCCTGTTTCATTTATAACAACCATCGTGTGGTCGCTTAATGTAGGGTTACTATTATTACCTGTTTGAACATTTCCTGTTGATGTACTAGTAGGAAGTGGTGAATCATCTAAAGCAAAGTCACCACTAAAAGGGTATCTTGCTGCAACATTGGTATTCTGTATTAGAAAGCCTGATCTACGGCTTACAGTAAGGTTGTTATATCCTATATGAGGCCCTGATGAAATACTTGAACTATTGTAGGCATAAGCTGCTAATTCAGTATATCCTTCAGTTCTTTCTATCTTTCCATATTTGTCGTTTAAAAGTTCTGACTGCTTTTCAAAGTTAAGTGGAACTATCAATGACTTAAAGAATTCACTGTTGCAAAACACGCTATCAACTATATAACCCTCTCCTGCAAATATCTTATCCCAAATATTTTTTACATAAAGGCAAGGAACAAAGTCTGCATCTGTTACCTGATTCCTAGAGCTAACCCCCTCTCCAACAGAAAGTAAAGGGAATAATGGCTTGTCAGAGTCAGGGTTAAAAGTTGTAGCATCTCTAGCGTTATTTGGAAGTCCTTGCACATTCTCAAAAACATAACCTGTATTTCCACCACCAACTATATTCTCAAAGGTAAGCTCGTTGAGGTCTTTGTTTTTTAGCTTAGACGCCCAATCCATATTGTCTGAAAGAAAATTACAATCATACTCCAAAGGGTCTGTACCCTTAAGAACTTTTATTACTTTCAGCGTTCCTGAAACTATTGGAACATTATCAGAGTATATTGTTGAAGATAAAGAGCTTCTAACATTTTTTCTATCTATATTACCGTCTTGATAAATGTGGTTTAGCAGCCTGTTGTTTTTCTTTGTTGCAGGAATTTTAAATGTCTTACTAAATCCACCATTTCTTGAGCTAAAATCTCTAATATCAAAATTTTGATAAGTCAAAGATAAAGGAAACTCATCGCTTGAAGTAATGTCAAGGTCGCCCAATGTGTTGTTGTCAAAATCTCTTAACTCTATTCTTATTTCAGCCATTATTTTATAGTTCTTTTCTCTTTGCTTTCAACATAGTTTACAGTCATGGTAGATTGATTCTCGCTATCAAAACTTGTGGTAGTAGCATCTTTTATGTTTACAGGAACATAGTAGTATCTGTTTAATGTGCTATACCAACCACTTGTTGTAGGCAAATCGCTTACATACTCTCTAACCACAATGTAGTCAACATATGATTTACCTGCTTCATCATTGAAGTTTAAAATTAAAATTGGAGCAAAAAACTCAACATCTTCGTGTGCGTTAGCAGGGTCTTTAGGATCGTTAGACTGTCCTTGAAAACTCTCTGTTGTTGAACCTGCTGACAATCTACCTGTTATATAACCTCTGTGTACCTCCCATTCGTCATCAGCATCTTGGTTGTAGCCACTTAGTGTAATGTAGTGCTGAGATGTATGACTATCTGCACCATTTGAATTTACAAGTGTCGTTCCGTCTGCTGCAATACCTCCTAAACCAACATAGTTTAGAGCATCAGCGCCTTGATGAGCAACCTTTATCCTTACCTCAACCTCGTAAATTTTATTTGGATCGTAAGGAAACTTTTTAGCTTTAGCAATCGCCCAAAGCTCATCATCACCACCACTATTGTTGTTGTTTCCTTTTCTATAAACACCTGAACCTGCTATATGTCCGTTTGAAAGTGATATTGTATCAGCAGTTGCATCTGCCACAATGCTAGTCGAGCTAAATGTAGTCCAATCAGCCTGTAAAGCTGTGAGGTCATCAAAGTTATCTCTAAAAACCTCTTTGCCTCTCCAACCTCTTTCTACCCATACATTAGGAGATGATAGCAAATCTTCCATCATAGCTTGTTCTTTTCTTGAATAAGGTCTTGATACTGCCTGACCTTCTCTAAAGGCTTTTACAACAGATTTAGACACACCCCTGTATTCGTCTGACGTCAATCCACCAACTCTAGGAACTAAAGCTCCATAATCGGACTTAACATTAGGCAAATTACCTCTCCAAAAATTAGAGTTGGTAACATTGCCTGATAATTGGCTTTGGAAGTCAGGATATATAGTCTGCTCGTAAGTTTTAGAAGAAACATTTATACCCTCAGTAGCTGAACCATCAAAAGTGTAGCTATCAATACCACCCAATCTGTTTTGCCAATGAAACCTTACTGATTCACCAAAATATTTTCTATCTTCCGACCTGTGGTCTATGTAGTAATACAACGTTTGACCTATCTCCCTACTTTCTTCCGATGTTAAAAACTTAACGGTATAGTATTCAATATTATGCCAATCTCCAATCTTTGGAAAATCATCTGCAGTAGTATTAGTCCAACCAATCACTGACTCCTTTATGTTTCTTGTTCCAACACCAAGTTGAAAAACTGCAAGTTCAGGCTTGTTTGAATTAAAATCATTGTCAGAAGGAGAGCCTCCCCAATGAAAAACACCACCTGAAGAACTATAACTGCCATCTCCTGCTGCTGAAAAATTTAAGTTTAAAGCTAGTGTTACACCCTGACCATTTGTAAGACCAAGACCATTTTTAAGAAAAAACCTAATCTGAGCATAAGGGTAGTTACCCTCACCACCTCCATTATCCATAATAGCGCTTATGTATTCGCACTCGTCAGTTCCTATTATCTTGTAGTTAGGTTTTAGCGTAAGGCATCTAGATCTTTGAGTAGCGTTTTCTTTACTAAAAGTAAATGCTCTTGACAGAGAGGTGTTCATTTCTTCAGGTGAACTACTGCCTATCATATCATTAGACAACACTAAGCTGTGCTGTTCTTCGTCAGATAAAGCTATATTGCCAACAAAAATATTTAACGTTATATCTAAATCACTGTCTGTAGTAAGACGACCACTAGAATTTACAAACTCAGGTCGCATACGAACACTAAACTCCTTAAACATATGATAAGAAGGCATTGACTGAGTTATATCTCTTTGAACATTAATTGTGGTGTCGTGAGTACAAGCTCTTAAATCAAAAGAAAGGTAATCTCTACATATACTGCTTATATCTAAGCTAAAATATTTGTATGATACGCCATCGTTAGGTGTTGCATCATCACCCCAATTAGGTATGCGTGGACTTGGCTGAACCCTAATCACTAATTGATTGTCGTATTCATATTCATTAGTCCTAGAATCTCTAGGCGTTATTATAAACCGAACGCTTTTATAATCTTCTAACCCTGATCCTGTAAGCCTTGTTGTAAATTTTATAGGCTCATATGCAGAGATTATAACGCCGTCTTTTGGTTGGTCAACAAATTGCTGTGATACTGCCATTATATATTATATTTATGTTTTAGGTAATCCGTTAGTGTTTTTATTTTTGCATCTTCAAGGGAACTTCCAAATATTATTAATTCCTGAATAGATCCTTTAAAAAATGTAGAGCTTCCTGAAACAGAAGAACCTAGTGTTAGTTTTGTTGATGTTCCATAATCAGAAAAGCTATCAAAAGAAGGTGCTGATTCATTATCTATCATTGTTGTTTCCTTGTATATCTTTGATGTTGTGTTGTTAAAGGTGGCTACAAATATAGAGAGGGTGTTTGATGAATGTGAGCTGCTACTTACGCTAGTGTCATCTGTATCGTCATCTGAGTGTGTTACCTGCCAAAAATTTGATGAATCTACATCTATATTAAATCTTTGAATTGAAGTGTTATCGTTTTTAGCTAAAAATCTACCTTGCTGACTATCACCTTTGGCCACCCAAGCTATTGTATGATTTTTTGGTATTCCACTACCTGAGTTTATTCCACCGTTTACACAGCTCATAAAATCATTACTACCATCAAAAAGAAGATAAGGGTAGTCGTTTTCCGTTATCTCATACTTGTATTGTGGCATCTTTATTGCTGTAGCTTGTTCAAAGTGATTTCCGTTGCCACTTTGGTCTATCCACTTGCTTACAACCTCATTACCACCACTAAAAGAAGTCTTAACACCCATATCGCTACGAAGCCAAACTAAAGGACTTAAATTAGTAATTCGTGGCTCATCTGTAAATGTGAATGAGTGTGAAAATGAGTTTAGAGTAAAACTAAGCCTGACTTGTATCAACTTGTCATTATATAGTTCTTTTTCTCGTTCAACAGATATACTGTCAGGACTTAATATTACTTCTTTGTTTGTATAGCTATCTAAAACCCTCTGTAACCAACTCAAAGCCTCTTGCTCCAATAGGGTAAACACACTATCAAGAGAACCTGTTTGATTTTGATAGTATGGCTTAACTATTAAGCACTCATAAGAATATTCTTCTTGAACATCTCCTTCCGTTGTAGGAAGAACTGATGTTGGTGGTAAAACTAATAATAATGGATAGTCGTTGTTGTGATTTTCATTTATTTCATTTTCATAACCAAAAATAAAACCACCATTTATCCATTTTTGCTCAAATCTATTAGTTAACTCTCTTAATTTATTAAAACTCATTTTTTATTAACTTGTTTACTCTGTTCTTCTTGTACTGCCATCTCAAAGTCGCTTTTTGATGTTTTCCAAGATAAATATGTCATTACCTTATAAAACTTTTCATCTTTTACGCTTTGTATTGCATCTTTACCGTTATTTGTAAAAATACCGTCTAAAGCTATGTCGTATAGAGTGTTTAGCCAACCATAAGGCTTCATTATCTTACTAGCCTTTACTACTGCTATGCTTTTTGAGTTGCCTTCTCTAAAAACGTTTGGATAACGTTTAGCGAGTTGGTCGTTTGTCTGCTCAAAAAAAAAGCGAACTCCCAAACGATATCCATTGTCAATCTCTTAAAAGCCTTAGCTTTTTCATCAATATTGTCTAAATCAACCTCCTCATCAACCGATTTACACAAAATAGCCATCTGTTCAGGTAAAACATCAAATCTACCATTCTTCAGGTACTCTGTATTCATTTCTAGCTGCGTACTCTCTATATATTCGCCAAAAGTCCCATCTCTAAAGAAATCCATAGGAAAATAGTAAATATCTCCGTCAAATTCAAAGTGAGTCAACCCTTTTGGCTTATATTCCTCTAATATGTTATCTAAAGAACTAATAACAGCTCCTATATCGTCAGTACTAACCCTTTTTACTTTTTCTTTACTCATTCCTGTCATATAACAAAATAATTCGTTATACATCTTAATTTCTTGAGTAAAAAAGAACTTAACTAGGTCTTTACCCTCATCGGCCTTATCTTGTTCTTCAGTTCTCTTGTATTTTTGCAATATTTGATAAATACCACAATAATACTCAAGTGTCATTTCATTCCAATCGCTAGGAATTTCTTTTTCCTTGCCATCTATTTCTATTACTAACATTCTAAATCTTTTTCTAGTTGTTCTTTGGCCTTCATATCAGAAACCATATCACTAAGTTCTCCTACTGCGTCTAAAGTTGAATCAAGACATTTTCTTAACTCAAGCTCAAAATCAATGTGCTTCTCCAACTTTTTTGTTCTTGCTCCTGTAATAAAACCCATACAAGCGTACAAAGACAAGTTTGGTATAATGTATAGCCACTCATCAACAGAGTCGCCATCTGCATTATCAATGAAGTCATTAGAGTAAGAAACTATATGCTTCAAAATGTTATTAAACTGCGAAAATTTTTCTATTGTTGTGTCGTGTTCCGTCATAACATAGATTCTTCTCTGTAAAAAACGCAAATGCCTCTTAACAATACGTCTATGATTGCTATTCATACATTTTATATTTTTCATAATGCAAAAATTGTTAATTTATTTCTAAAAGTTTCGCAACTTTTGGTCAAACTTGTATTTTATAATCATTTTATCCAAAATATAGCACATTATTACCTGAAAAGTGCTTATTAAGAGCCATAACAAGACAATCTACCATATCATCGTGCTTTGCAGATGGAAATTGCTGACATTGTAGCAAAAACTCGTCATTCCAATGTCCTTTGAGTAAAGACACCCTTCCTGTTTCTATACTTGCGCTTATGTCTTGAACTCTGGCAACCTTATCTTTTGTTGGCGGCTTATCATCTTTTACGTTTAGTCCTGTTTCTCTAATTAGTGTTTGAACTATTGATTTACCACTAGCTTTAGGCTCTACATATATTTTTGATTGATTGCTATATCCGTTTTTATGAACAAACTTCTTTATATGTCTAATTAGGTCAGGAAACTCAAGCCTTACGTTTTGAACTTCTCTTATTTGCCATTTACCATCAAAAAATGTGTACGCCATCAATGCTGATGGGTCATTCTTCTGACTTGCTGTGTATGCAGGGTCAATAACAAAGTTTACAACACCTTCTGTCTTTTCATTATCAATCTTAAACCAATTTTTCTGTATCATACCACTATCGGCAGGTGTTGGTCGCTGCTGTAGCTGTCCTGCGTAGCCATAAGAACCTAATGCTGACTTATAGTCGTCTAAAATCTCTTTACTAAACCTTTCTTTCCAAAAAAGTCCATCTTCATAGTGTTTTGACAGCTCATAAGGTCTTAAATCGTCAGAAAGCTCGGCAGGTATGCAAATGTGCTCGTGTTTGTCAGGAGAATTGTATAAAAGATAGCCGCTAAGGTCATCTTCGTGTACTCTCTGCATAATTATTATTCTAACCCCTGTTGTTGGGTTGTTAAGTCTTGAATATAGTGTTGATTTATACCATTCGTTAGCGTTATCCCTTTCTGTTTCCGATGCAGCGTTTTTTGGAGAGGTTGGATCATCTACAAGTATTATATCACCACCCTGACCTGTAACAGAACCACCAACAGATGTTGCTCTCCTAACTCCTAGATGATTATTTTCGTATCTAGCTTTTAGGTTTTGGTCTTTCTTAATGTGAAATGTTTCTGACCAATGACTTTGAAACCACTCGCTTTGTATTATATCCCTTGACTTTGTTGCATGTTCTATGCTAATCTCTGCAGAATATGATGCTGTGATAAACCTCATCTTTGGATATACCGCCCAACACCAAGCAGGAAACATAACTGTTACTAATAATGATTTAGTGCTACGGAAAGGAATATTGATAATTATATCCTTACCCTTTCTTTCTCCTCTGATTATTCTTTCTGCTTCTGCTTGTAATATATCGCAAAGATATTTATGATGAAAATTTGTTGATAATGGGACTGATGGCTCTGCTATAGGAAAGGCTTTGACAAAGAACTCGTAAAATGACTTCTCGCATATAGCTTTCTCCATCGCCTTCAATAAGGCTTTCTTTTTGTCCTTATTCATCTACTTCTTCAAAATCTGTTTCCTCCGCCTCCATCTCCTCCATACGTTTTTTTAGGTCATCAACACTCATAGTATCATCTAATGTGATTTCTATTTTTGTGTTGCCACCTGCATTTATTTCCGTTGATTGAAGTTTAGGTATGGCGTAGTTAAGAAGTTTTGCTACTGCACTAATATAGGCTTCAGGATTTTTTTCTGATAATTTTTCTAGTGCGTTTCTAATATTTTCTTCCTGACCTGCTAAAGCTAAAGTGAGAACCTCTCTTGAAAATTTTGTTACTTTGTTTATAGAGCCTTTGGTTCTACCTCCCATAACATTTCCAACTTGGAATGGTCTGCCAACAACCTTCTTCTTTTTTTCTTCTGCCATACGCAAATATAACAAAAAAACCTTAACCTTATATTTAGCCTTATCTATAGCTTTATCTTTATTATGTAGGGTACTATATACCCTTGCCTAACCCCTTAACCTATAAAATAGACTTTTAAAATTTTTTTTGTGTAATATGGGGGTCTAATTTTAGTTTCCTTCCAACTTTTGCGTAAAACTCTAACGTTTAAACACTAACTTCGTAGCGTTCTTGCAACGTTGATTAAACGTACTCCAAATTAAAAATAATTCTATTCCTAAACAACATATAAAATTGGATTTCATTTTGTTGTGGTTGCATATATTTGCTTACCCCACCCTGCAAAAAAAATTGACGGAATCTGTTGTATAAATTCCGTCAAAAGTGCGTTAAATTTGTGTTTATTTGTGTAATTCAAGAAAAAAATTAGCCAAATATTGCAATAAGTAACGCCAATAAAAGCCAAATAAACTTCCATAAGGAAACATACTCCCAATATAAACGGCACACTCAATAAGTAAAGAACGTCTTTTTGTGTTTGTGTTAAATTCATAATTGTAATGTTTAAAAAGTTAATAATTAATTGTCAATATCTGAGGTTAAAACAAAGTCGTTTACGTTACCATTAATATAAGTTACGTTTTCTTCTGCATACCAACAACCATCAATCTCGCTGTATCTTGCACAATCTTCGCACCTGTATTCAACCATATCTTCAACGTATATTTCATCGCCTTCGTCTATTTCTACGCCGCAACACTCACAGGTTTTATAATCAACTTCAGAGTAACTTCCGTTTGTTGAGTCTAACAAATGTGAAACGTTAGAGCTAGAGTCTAAGGCTAAACAATTATCATAGACGCTGCCATATTTAAAAGTGTCCATGTAGGGTAAATATTCAAAGTCCTCAAGATTTTTACCTTGAAAGTCAACCGCATCGAATGGCGGACAATACCTGCCACGTATATTATCTATGCTGATATTCTTGAAATTATATGCGTAAACTCTGCCATCTTTTGTATTAACGTTATTCATCTTTGCAATCTGCAAAATCATCTTAGCATATATATGCAAAGCGATGCTTTCGTTATGTGCGTAGGTATATATTCTATCTATATAAACTGACTCCGTTGGTACGTCCCCCCTGAAATTTAAAGTTTTACACTTCCAGACGAGGCAACGAGCTAACAAAGTATCATTTTCAATAATGGCGTACATCTTGACAGGTAGATGGTTGTAAATCTCAAAATAAGACAATGGTTTTTCCTGCATACAGGACATAGTTCCCAAAGAATGATTTTCCATAGAATAGACACCTGCTATTTCAATACCATCATAAACCTTGATGTTTAGGGGTCTTAGGTCAAATAAGTCTTTTTTAAGCTGCAAAACAATCTGCAAGACTTTGCAATCATCTGTAACCACTTCGCTAAAATGCTTGTTGATGATTTTTTCAATGGTCGTATGATAAAAGTATTTCTTTCTTTGCTCCTTGTCAAATGTTTTGTTTACCATTTGTCCATACTCTAAAAGCTCATTTTGTCGCTTCTCAGTTATGTAGCTAATCTTTGTATAGTCGGTTTGGCTAAATCCCAATTTAATGGGTGTGCTAGTATTGTAAGGCTTTCTTGTGTGGCCGCCTTTCTGAATATCTAAAATAGCTTTTTTAAACAATTTGTTAATTGAATTTTTCATCTCTGATAGTTTTTAGTAATTATTAATTTGAGCTAGATTGAACGGCATAGGCTCTAGATTTGTTTCTAGTAATCTGACTAAATTTAAGTCAAACGGCAGCTTTGTTAATGTTTCAGGCTTTCTAAGATATAACCAATACTCATAGCCATAATCGTTTTTCTCTAGTAGGTCACCTAGTTTAGAAACTCCGTTGTAATCAGCGTATTTATCAAATAATTGTAAAAGGTTCATAATGTTTTGTTTTATTTATTAATATGGTACAAATGTAAAACAAATTTTTTAATTACACAACAACAAATTTAATCTTTTTTTAAAAAAAATATATATTTAGTAAATTTCTTATCTAGTAATTTTCTTCTATTTTAATAACTTTTTTTTTAGGTGTAACGATATTACAGGGGGGTGTTAATGCTTTAAAACGCTTAAAAATAGCGTTAAACGACATTACGACTTATCAACAAAATAATTGTTAATAACTTTATTTGTGTATGTCAAAAATAATTTGTAAAGGTAGTTAGCGTACAACACACACTAAGGTAAGTGTAAAAGCTACACTAAGGTAAGTGTACGAACTACACTAAGACCAAACATAACCCTATGGCAGTCCCCTAGCAGTTACTTGGCAGTTACTTGGCAGTTACTTGGCAGTTACTCAGCAGATACTTAGTGGTTTGTTTTAAATATTTTTTTATAATAGAAATATAAATAAAAATAATAACACAAAAAAAGGTGCGAGGAACTATCAAAACCTCACACCTAAAAAAGTATTGTCACCAAAACATTACAAAAATAAACAATACATTTTTAAAAAGCTTCTTTACAATGATGGCATCTTCTGTTATCTGCATCATAACTTGCGCCACAACAAGAAGTTCCTGTGTCGTCATATATAGCTATCATATCTTTTATGTTAGACATATCTTTAAAATCTTCTAACGTCAAATCATCTACGACATACCAAGCACCCTCATAATTAAAGTTAACATCACAGGTTGTTTCTCCTTCCATAACATCTATGTCATAAGCACCCTCTTGATTTAAAAAGTATATAACATCTGATTTGCATAAGTCATCGTCAGCATAGTTCATCTCATCTCTGTCTGACATCAATTTCCAATTATCGTAATTCATATTGTAATATTTTGTTTGGTTAATAAATTTTGGGGAACTTGTGGAGGACACCCCCCCCCTAGTGAGGACACCCCTATCCCCCATTTGTTATACAAATATACAAATTATTTATTAAACTACCAAATTATTTACAATAAGTTTTGTTTTTAAGTATCATATTTATTATAGGTTGACTTACATTATACTTATCTGCCAACTTATTCTGACTGATCCCCCCTGCTTTATACTCATCACGAATTGAGTTTGCTTCCTCTAAAGTAAATTTACGTTTAGCATAGCCACCACCCCTACGGTCTTTTCTTTCAAATACATTAACACTCATCTCTTAACTTCTCTAATTCAAACATTAAATGATTAATAGCTTTCTCTATATCTTCTATGTGTTTTTCTTTGTCGGTCATACCTTCTTCCTTTTTCTTTCCACATCGCAATAAGTAGGTGGTGGCAGTCCCAACATTGTATGACAAATCAAAACCTGATATAACCTTCCTTGCCTCATATCCGTTGCTACCAACATAGTAGCTTGGAACAGATATGTTGTTGCCAACATTCTTAAATAACCTGTCGTTTATAGCTTTTAGTTCCTCCGAACTCGCTTCTGTTGTGTCTATATTTCTAGTGTAGTCGTAGTAGTATTTAGATTTCATCATTAAAGTATTTATCTATAATATCCTTGCATTGGTCAAAGCCTTTTGCACAAACAGCATAGTAGCCTCTATCTAGTGCGTTCTGAATGAATATCTTCTGCTCTTTGGAGGGATAACACTTCCTGTCTTTTTTTAGCTCTATAAACAATCCTTTGTAGGTTTTGTTTGGCTCGAATATAAGAAGGTCTGATACCCCTCTCAAATATCCTGTTCGCTTTGCTTTTAATCTTTGAGAG